ATCGTGATTATAAAGCGTTTGCGGACGAGGCTTATCGGCGTAACGTGGTAGCCTATCAGGCCGTTAACCGCATTGCAGATGCCGTTGCATCCGTGCGATGGACGCTATGGCGCGGCGAGACTGAAATCATTGACCATGAAATTCTAAAGCTACTCGACCGCCCAAACCCTATGCAATCAGGTGCGCAATATATTCAAGCCAAGATCGGCTACCTGCTATTGTCTGGAAACGGATACGAGGAGCGGGTAAAAGTAGGGCAGCAAATTCGGGAATTGTACCAGCTACGCCCTGATCGCATGAAGGTCTTGCCAAGCGATACAGGCTTCCCGCGCGGGTACACCTACGAAATGAATGGCCGAAAGCATCAATGGGATGCGGACGAGCAAACGCAAGACTGCGATATTCGGCATATCCGCATGTTTAACCCGCTAGACGATTGGTATGGGCTTTCACCCGTTGAGGCGTCAGCTTATGCAATCGACCAGCACAACGAGGCTATGGCGTGGATGCAGGGGTTGCTGCAGAATAGCGCGCGGCCATCCGGTGCGTTAGTGATGGCTGGCGAAGCGTCTATGGGTGATGAGGCATTTAACCGCCTAAAGGCCCAGATGGATGAGCAATACACGGGATCAAAAAACGCGGGCAGGCCAATGTTGCTAGAGGGCGGGCTAGATTGGAAGGCAATGGGCCTTAGCCCAACGGATATGGGCATCATTGACGCCAAGAACGCCGCCGCGAGGGATATTGCTCTTGGCTTTGGCGTGCCTCCCCAATTGCTTGGCATCCCCGGCGATAATACATATTCAAACTACGCCGAGGCGCGTTTGGCGTTTTGGGAAGATACGGTCGTGCCGTTGCTGGATTGGATTGCTCAAGATTGGTCTGAATGGCTGACCGGCGGCGAATTGATGCTAAAGCCGGACCTTGACCAGATCCCCGCCATTGTTGAAAAGCGGCAAACGCTTTGGGACATGGCGGACCGTGCTACGGATTTGACCATTAACGAGCGCCGCGAATTGAAGGGGTACAAGCCTATCGCTGGCGGCGATGCGCTGCTGGTTAATTCATCGCAGATCAGCTTGGATATGGCAGTTGAAAGTCTTTTGAAGGACGAAAATATCGCCAAACTTGAATTGACGCCGGATGACATCAAAGCATGGGTATACGGTGCGCAGGCTAATTGACCAAAACCCGCGCCGGGAACAACGGCGGCAGGTGATCTTGATGGATCGTCTTGAAGATGGATTTGCGCGGCGCGTGCGTGCCGAGTTGGCGCGGGCCATGCGGGATATGCTGGACGTGTACGAGCATACGGGCGAGGTGCCATTAGCGCGTGACCATATCGACCGGCTTACCGCGCTTTATCAGGCAATGGCAATCGCGACTATGGCGGTGTTTGGCGGGCGCGTTGTGCAGCAAGGCAAGGATAGCGGGCAGGCGCTTGAGACTAAAGACTTCGCAGGAACAATGGCGCGGATTGCCTTGGCGTATATCGCGGGCGAAATGTTGCGGGCGCGGATTACGCGGGTGGCAGATACCACGCGGCAACAAATCTTGAATGCGGTTGACCGTGGTTATCAGGAAGGGCTTGGGCAATTCGGCGTTGCAAAGCTAGTCCGTGAGGCTATCCCGATCATGACAACCGCCCGCGCGGCGATGATTGCTCGCACGGAAACGCACGGGGCCGCTAACTATGGCGCGTTTGCCGCTGCGGATGAAACTGGCCTATTGCTTGATAAGGAATGGATCAGCGCCGAGGATGAGCGCACGCGGGAAGATCACGCGCTTGCCAATGGGCAGATAGTGGCCAAAGACGTGCCGTTTGACATCAATGGCGAGGCTATGATGTATCCCGGAGATCCGGCTGGCAGTGCTGCGCAGGTTATCAACTGCCGTTGCGCTATGGGCTGGGTGGTCAGAGACTAGCGCCCCGCCCTTTGTTATGTTATAACGTAACAAACCTATACGGGGCAGACGCATGATTGAACACAAACACGCCGCTTTCGAGTTGAAAAAAGAACCTGACGCGGATGGTGAATTTGAGGGCTATGCGTCGGTTTTTGGCATTGTTGACCAAGGGCTTGATGTGGTTGAGCGCGGGGCGTTTACCAAGTCTCTAGGCACTGGCCGCAAGGTCAAAATGCTTTGGCAACACGACACAAATCAGATTGTCGGCGTATGGGATGAAGTGCGCGAGGACGAGCGTGGGCTATTCGTTAAGGGCCGTTTGCTAAAAGGCATCAAGCAGGCCGAAGAAGCTATGGTAATGCTGCGTGCTGGTGCGCTGGATAGCATGTCAATTGGCTATCGCACTGTTGAAGCCGTTGCAGAAGGCGGCGGGCGCATTCGCAAGCTTATGGAATTGGATTTGCACGAGATTAGCTTGGTGACATTTCCCATGCTGCCCGATGCAAAGGTGACGGACGTTAAGGCGCTGTCAACAGAACGTGAATTTGAGGCTTTCCTGCGGGATGCAGGATATAGCCGCAAGGAGGCCACGGCGCTCGCGCTGCACGGCTTCAAGGGCCTAACCGGACTGCGGGATGCTGGATCGGATGACGGCGATGAAAAGGCGAAAGCCTTATTGCAATCATTGGAACAGCTAAGAGGAGCATTCCGCCATGACTGACGAAATCAAAAAAGCGGTTGATACTATCAACACCGCGTTTACCGAGTTCAAAGCCGCAAACGATGCGCGCTTGAAAGAGATTGAATCAAAGGGCGCGGCTGATCCCGTGACCGAATCCAAGCTGGCCAAGATCGAGGCCGATTTGGACGCAGCCCAAAAAACCGCCGACGCTGCGGTTCTGGCATCTAAGCGCCAATCGCGCATTGTGACAGATGCAAAGGGCAACGAGGTTGACCTTGACCAAAAGGCGCTTGCATGGGCTGATATGATCGCCCGCAAATCCGGCACCCGCGCGTCCAATTTTGGCGCAAAGGAAATGGACGGGTATAAGGATCAATTCATGTCCTACCTGCGCAAAGGCGATCAGGTTATGGGCGCAAACGAAATGAAGGCGCTGTCGGTCGGTTCAGATCCAGATGGCGGCTTTGTGGTCTACCCTGATATGTCGGGCCGCGTTGTTTCCAAGGTCTTTGAGACATCGCCTATGCGCGCATACGCTTCCGTGCAGACTATCAGCACCGACGCGCTGGAAGGCTTGTTTGATCTGGACGAGGCCGCATCCGGTTGGGTTTCTGAAACCCAAGCACGCGCCGAAACCAGCACGCCACAGTTGAAAACATGGCGCATTCCTGTGCATGAGTTGTATGCATTCCCCAAAGCTACACAAAAGATTTTGGATGATGCCGCAATCAACTTGGAAGCATGGCTGTCGGGCAAGGTTTCCGAAAAGTTCGCCCGTGACGAGGCTGCTGCCTTTGTCAATGGCGACGGTGTATCCAAGCCACGCGGCTTCCTGACCTATCTGACCGGAACCACATTGCCGGGTACGATTGAGCAGGTTGCGACTGGTGTATCCGGCGCGTTTGCCGCTGCACCATCGGGCGGTGATGTGTTGATTGATGCGCTGTATGGCCTCAAGGCTCAATATCGCGCAAATGCCAATTGGTTTATGAACCGCGCGACCACTAAGCTTGCACGCAAGCTGAAGGACAGCGACGGCTCTTATATCTGGTCGCCAGGTATTGCCGCCGGTCAGCCCGCGTCCATCTTGGGTTATCCAACGGCATCCTTTGAGGATATGCCAGATCCAGCCGCTAACTCGCTCTCGATTGCGGTTGGCGATATGCGCGCGGCCTATCAGATCGTTGATCGGGTTGGTATCCGCGTGCTGCGTGACCCCTACACCGCCAAGCCTTACGTTGGTTTCTACACCACTAAGCGTGTCGGTGGGGATGTAGTAAATTTTGAAGCGCTCAAGATCGTGCGTTTTGGGGCTTAATAACAACAAGCTGGGGGTGATCCTGCCCCCAGCTATTTCTAACGCATAAGGAGTACAATCAATGCGTGATGGTCTTTCAAATACCCAAGTGATCCGGGGTGCGGATCAAACGTTGTCGGGCGTTACTGCAAACGCATCGGCGGCTTTTAGTGTTCGCGGCTTTGGTTCGGCGGCTTTCGATCTGGAAACCGGCGCTGTAACTGATGCAGGCACGGCGGCTGGATTTACGATGGTTCTGCAACATTCCGACACGCTTGTCGGCACTGATTTTGTTGCGGTTCCCGCTGGTGAATTTTCTGGCACCGCCACTGTAATTGATGACGCTGCGGACAATGTTATCGCAGGGTCTATCGGTTATCTTGGCAACAAGCGCTATGTGCGCGGCGTATGCACAGGCACCACTGGCACAAACGCGGTTGTCCATGTCAAGGGAAATCTTGGTAAGCCACACCGTGCGCCTGTAACCCGCGTTGGCGCTACAATCGCCACTACCTGATTTTAGAAGCGGGGCGGCATGTCTGCCCCGTCACTAAGCACAGGAGGCACCATGAAAGCCGTATTGCATCAAGATTGGGCGTGCGCGCCGCAAGGCCACACCACACACCACTTCAAAGCGGGCGACGTGCTGGAAGGCAAGGCCGCTGAATTGGCGATTGCCGATGGTGTTGGATTTAATCCAGTTGAAGAAACCAAGGTTTTGCCAGTGATGGAAACCAAGCGCAAGCAAATCAAGCAAACTAGGGGCGGCAAGTAATGGCACAAAATACAACCAAGGTTATCCCGACCGGAGTATGGACGCAGTTGACGGATGCAAGCGTAACGGCGATTACGTTCCAAGTGCGCCCGACCGCGTTTGGTGTGTTTATCAAAGGCACAACTGACGCGACAGCACCGACGAATACGGATGGCGCTATTTATTATCCGCCAAATTCGGGCGAGGCAAAAGTGCTTTTGTCTGATTTGTTCCCCGGCATTGCTGCGGTTCGGATCTGGGCTTTATCAGATGCTCCTTCCCTTGTTATGGTATCACATGCTTAACATTCAATCCCCGCTATCTGGTATTCGGTCGCCTTTTGGGCGGCGTGGTGGCTTTTCCCCTGCTATCTTGTTTGCAGGCGGTGAACCCGGCGTTTGGTATGATCCAAGCGACTTGACCACGCTATTCCAAGACACCGCAGGCACAATCCCTGTCACGACAGCAGGGCAGACTGCTGGCTTGATGCTGGATAAGTCAGGCAATGACCTCCACGCCACGCAGGCAACTGCTGCTGCACGGCCTAGCTACATTGTGGACGCTGACGGGATATTCATTCAGCACGACCTTATTGATGATGCACTAACGGTCACGCTCCCTGACATGGGGACCGAGGCTACGGTTGCCTACGTTACGCGGTCTGAGGTGCGCCTCCTTGAGGATCAGACCATCAGTGGTTCCTACACGCTACCTACTCAGGAGATCGCAGGGTTTGTAGCTATCGACCGTGCTTTGACGATTGCCGAAAAAGTGAACTTGATCCGCTACCTTGCCTCTAAGGTTGAGGGTGTGAACTACGGCGCTGAGATTGACCGCTTGACGCTGATTGCACTGAACGCAGTGGACGTGTTCGTCTACGACACCAGCAAGGACAGTGACGGTGGTGCATGGGCGACTGGTTATCCTGCCCAGATGATTGTGATCGGGGAATCAACGTCTGTTAAGATTTACGATGCCACAGAACCAGACGCTCCACTACACACAACTCTGGACTTCACTGGATACACGGTTCGCGCAGTGACTGCTCTTTCTGGCGTTCTGTCCGTTGCCACATCGACAGGGCTTGCAACCTTTAATCTGGCTGATGGTGATGTAACTGTTGCACTGGATTACACGACCGCAACATCTCCAGCTATCGTCAACAATTCGCTGAATGATTGCGCCATGACCGTCCTGCCCGACGCCCCGATTGACCCTGCGACTGGGCTTCCTGTGCCTACTATTGCAGTGGCGACTGCGGGTGGCGTGAGTGTGATTAAGGATGATGGGACTGTTGTTGATATTACTTGCGCCGACGCTAGCTTCACTATGTCCACTATTGTTGATTTTAAGGGTAGCCAGCTTTGGATGAACCAAGGCAACGGAGGCAGCGTTGATGGTATATTTATTTTCAATACTGTCCCGACAGCAGATACCGCACTTACACTGAACTCAAAGTCAGGCACTGGCGCAAACGCTGACGCTTACTACAAGGAACACCCCTCGCTCGGCGATTTACATCTTGTAGGAGACAGTTCCTTAGATTTTAATAACGCAGTTTCGCAGGGCGCAATTGGCTCTAACGACGGCCTCAATCACATCGCAGAAAACCCAGACGCACCAAAGGAAGGCATGGTTGCCTATACCACCTCCACCTACAACACAGGCTGGATGAACGGCGATATAAAAGGTGCCTTCCTCTCTGACACCGACGACACTGACTTGGTTGGCGGAACGGATGCTGATCGAAGCGTTAATGACAATTCTCTCACAGTCAACGGCACTGTAACCCGCAGCCCTGTAGCTACTGGCGCTGATCTGGTGGCCTACTCTGGCTTCTCACCCAGCAACTACCTTGAGCAGCCGTATAACAGTGACCTCGACTTCGGGACTGGTGACTTCTGCGTGATGGGGTGGGTGAAGGCTACAACTATTAGTGCAAACAACTATTTAGTAAGCCGAAATAGTAATCCTAATGCGCAGCGGTGGGATTTGAGGCTTAACGCAAGCGGTTTCCCTGAGTTTACCGTAGATGATGACACCACAGCCAGAACGGCAAGCTATTCCACAAACGCATCTAACACAGGCTGGCATCACTACGTCGGTATTTATGACGGCGCAGGCGGTGTCTTTCTTTATGTGGATGGTGTTCTTCGCGCGTCAGCCACTGGAGCAGCTTTGCTGACTGTCAGCAACACATCGGCTAAACTGGTAGTTGGGGCATACGCTGTTGATTACATTACGCCAGCAACATCTAGCTCCATCGCCCTCCTCCGCATCTCAGCCACCGCACCCACAGCCGACCAGATCGCCAAAATCTACGCAGACGAACTGCCGTTGTTCCAAAACAATGCAGCGGCAACGCTCTACGGCGCATCTGACGCGGTGACAGCCTTGGCTCACGATCCTGACACGGGCCTCCTGCATGTTGGCACCAGCGCGGGGCGCAGCGTGTTCCAAGGGCTGCAACGGGTCGGAAATACAACAACGTCTGTCAGCACATCTATCAGTGCCTCTGGCGGCTTGATCGTGGAGAAGTAAATGAGACTTACAATCGCAGTTCCATCGGCACACATCGACATTGCCAACCATTACGCGATGGCATTGGGCTATTCCGCAGCCGACGGGGAAACCTACCGCAACCCGTCATGGCAAGACGCTGATGGCAACCTATATGCCGTGGCAAGCCTGCCAATCGGTGTGAACTTCATAAGTGCAGCTACAACAGCACTACATCGCCCCGCATGGGACGGTGAGGGAATA